GATGACCGTGGCCGGTTCAGGCCCTGCACCGAATCCGAGTAGCCGTCGACAGGCCGGCAACCAGGCGCATACCTGGCTCGACCTGCCCACCAACGGCTACGCCGGCGAGATCCCCGAATGGCCGCTCGGCCCCAGCATTCTGGTCGAGACGCTCGGCACGCATGACCGCGAGCTCGAGTTGTGGCGCACGATCTGGCGCACCCCTCAGGCCGAGGCGTGGGCGCGGAACGGCTGGGATCGCGACGTCGCCCTGTACGTCCGCTTCTTCACGATCGGCGAGACGGGGCGCCTCGACGAGGCCAAGGAAGCCCGCATGTGGTCCGATCGCCTCGGGCTGAACCCGGCGGCGATGCTCAAGAACCGCTGGCGCGTGAGGACCGACGAGGTCGCCGAGCAGCGGCAGGGCAAGTCGCCGGGAACGAAGGCGCGACGCCGGCTCAAGGTCGCCGACGATGCCCTGGCGCAAGCCTGAGTATCCCGGCGAGTTCCCAACCCTCGGGTGGGAGGTCGGCGAGTGGATCGAGGCGCACTGCGTCATCCCTGACCGGGAGCACGGCGGCGAGCCGTACATGCTCACCGACGAGATGTGGACGTTCCTGGCCCACCACTACCGCCTTCACCCGAACGCCCGCGAGGGGCAGCTCTCGACGGCTTTCCGGTCGCGCCGCTCGATCCTGGTGCGCCCCCAGAAGTGGGGCAAGGGCCCGCTGACGGCGGCGCTCATCTGTGCGGAGGCGATCGGCCCAGCGGTCTTCGCGGGCTGGGACGCCGCTGGGGAGCCGATCGGCAGGCCGCGACCGACGCCCCGCATCCAGATCGCGGCCACCACGGACGACCAGACGGACAACGTCTACGGCCACCTCGTGCCGATGATCCAGCGCGGCCCGCTCTACGACCTGATCCCCGACGCTGGCCTGACCCGCACCCTGCTTCCTGGCGGCGGGATCATCGAGCCGGTTACCAGCAAGGCGACCTCTCGACTCGGCGCCCCCATCTCGTTCGCTGTCATGGACGAGACAGGGCTGTGGACCCGCGAGAACAAGGGCCACGAGCTGGCGAAGACCCTCCGCCGAGGCCTCGCGGGCATGGGTGGACGGTCGGTGGAGACCACCAACGCCTGGAACCCGGCCGAGCTCTCGACGGCACAGATGGGCATGGAGGGCAAGGCGGCGGACGTGTACCGCGACTACCGCCCACCGCCGGTGCATCTGTCCTACGGCAACAAGGCCGAGCGGCGGCGCATCCACAAGCACGTCTACGGCGACTCGTGGTGGGTCGACTTGGACGCGATCGAGGCCGAGGCGGCAGAGATCATGGAATCCGACCCCGCCAACGCTGAACGCTTCTTCGGCAACCGCGTGGTGGCCGGCTCGGATGCATGGCTGCCGCGTGGAGCATGGGCGAAGGCGTGGCGCGGTGCTGTGGCTGCCTGAACCACCCCCGGGCACTGCGGTGGCGCTCGGTTTCGACGGCTCGGACGTGGACGACTGGACCGCGATCCGTGGCCGCGTCATGGCCGACGGGTTCGCCTTCACCCCCCGCTTCGGAGGCGGAGCGACCATTTGGAATCCCGCCGAGCATCCTGACCACCGAGTGCCCCGCGCACAGGTAAGCGACGCGGTGTCCGAGCTGTTCGCCCGCTTCGACGTCATCCGGTTCTACTGCGACCCGCCCGGCTGGCAGTCCGAGATCGACACTTGGGCGCTGCTGCACGGTGATGAGCGGGTACTGCGGTGGGAGACCTACCGCCCCAAGCAGATGTCCTACGCGCTCGAGCGGTACGTCACCGACCTCACCACCGGGAACTTCCAGCACGACGGCTGCCCCATCACGGCCGCCCACGTCGCCAACGCGGTGAAGTTCGGGCGGAAGAACGACACCTACGTCCTCGCCAAGGCGAGCAAGACACAGAAGATCGACGCCGCGATGGCAGATGTGCTCGCGCACGAGGCCCGCGCCGACGCGGTCACTGCCGGCTGGGGAATCGAAGAGGACTTCGCTGCTATCAGCTACTAGGAGGGCGCATGGCTGACCCCGGCACGCCCGACTGGTGGCTGGACCGGCTCTACAAGCGGCTCCGTGAGCGGACCCCACAGATCAAGGTGTGGGACGACTGGTACACCGGCGCTCACCCTGTCCCCTTGGGCTACGAGGACGCCGAGCCGCTGTTCGCGCGCCTCATGGAGACGGTCGGGCTGAACATGCTGGCCCTCGTCACGGACGCCGCACTGGACCGGATGGCGATCCAGGGTTTCAAGGTCGATGGCAAGTCCAACGACGACGTCTGGGAGATTTGGCAGGCCAACGACTTCGATCTCGGTTCAGAGCAGGTCCGCCAAGAGAAGATGGCGCTCTCGGAGTCCTACGTTCTGGTGGATCCGAACAACGGCAGCCCGATCCTCACCGGCGAGCACCCTGAGCAGGCCATCGTCGAGTATCAGCCGGGCTCAAGCCGCCGCCGCGCGGCCGGTCTGCGTGTCTGGCAGGACGACCTTGGCGGCGAGGGCCCTGTGGTACGCGCGCAACTACTGTTGCCCGACAGCGTGAAGAGCTACGCGGCGCCGACGCGCATCTGGGCGGACAGCACCCGCTCCTCACTTGCCCTGCGGCCCCAATGGGAATTCCAGGAGTCCAGCTCGGGCGGCAACTCGCTCGGCGAGGTGCCGCTGGTCCCGTTCCCCAATCGGGGCCGGATGATGAACGCCCCCCTGCCGGAGTTCTACCCCGCGATCGCCCCGCAGAGGCGGATCAACAAGACGCTGCTGGACCGGATGGCGATGCAGGACCAGGGCGCGTTCAAGGCGATGTGGGCCACAGGCATCAAGATCCCCCGCGATCCGGTCACCGGGGAGCCTGTCGAGCAGTTCCTGAAGGCGATCAACAGAACGTTCATCAACGAGAACCCCGCGGGCAAGTACGGGCAGCTCGAAGCCGAGGACATCAACCAGATCCTGCTCGCAGTTCGTGACGATGTCGCCGACTGCGCGACGGTCGTGCCGACATCGGCCGACCAGATCATGGGCAAACTGGTCAACGTCTCCGGAGATGGCCTGAAGCTCGCTCAGAACTCCGAGGTCAAGCGCGTCAAGCGGCACATCCGAGCCGAGTCCGAGCCGTGGGAGGACGTGGCCCGCCTGGCGCTCATCGGTGCCGGCAAGTCGGTCCCGAACGCACAGCGGATGACCACGGAGTGGCGCAACCCGGAGTACCGGACCGACACGGAGGCGGCGAACGCCGCGATCGTGGCCATCAAGGCCGGGATGCCCGAAGAGGTGGCCTGGGAACGGTACTTCAACGCCAGCCCCGATGACGTGAAGGACTGGGCGACCAAGAACAAGGCCCGGCGCCTGGACCCGCTGAGTCAGAGTCTGATCGACGAGGTGACGCGTGCCAACCCAGACCAGGCTCAGGACGGCAGCTGACCACTACCGCCGCTCGGCGCTCATGGCGCAGCGGGCGGTGCAGCAGGCTTCCCGCGCTGCAGGGCTAGGGCTCGTCCCCGCCGTAGCCGTGATCCGGTCCCGCCAGGCCGCGAACGCGACAATGGCCCAGCAGGCGGTCGACCTGATGCTCGCTGAGCAGGAGATCGACGCCGCGGCTGACGCCCTCCTGAACACCGCCGAGTTCACCACCGCCACAGAGAACCTGTTGGCGATGCTGGACCAGACTGGCACGACCGGGTTCGAGTTTGAGCAACTGGTCGCATCGCTGGTCCAGGACGCCGGTCGAGCAGCCGAGTCGGTGGCGGTGACGACGCGCCGGGGTGTCGGGTACGTCCGGAACCTCACGCCCCCGTCATGCTCACGCTGCGTCGTCCTCGCGGGCCAGGTCTACCGGTACTCGACCGGTTTCCAACGCCACCCGAACGACGACTGCACCATGACCCCCGTGCGAGAAGGCGACGGCTCCCGCATCGAGGACCCGCTCGACCTGATGCGCCGCGGTCTGGTGACCGGACTGTCCAAGGCCGACCAGCGCGCGATACAGGATGGCGCCGACTTCAACCAGGTCGTCAACGTCCGTCTCCGGTCCGCCGGGATGCGTGAGGCAGGTCGCGTCCTGGCTCGCCGCGGACGCCTGACCCCCGAAGGCATCTACGCAACGACAAGCACCCGTGAGGAAGCCATAGAGGCCCTCACGCTCGCCGGCTACCTGCTGTAGCCCCCGATCCCCCGCTGCGAGAAGCAGCGGGTCTCAGGTCACCCCGAGAGGGGGTGACCGCAACGCTCAGGAGAAGCCGAGATGGCAGACCCGACTCCAACTGACCCGGCACCCGCCGATCCCGCATCGGCGACAGATCCTGCAACAGCGGCCCCGCCGAGCGATCCGAAGCCCGATCAGGCAGCGAAGCAGCCGCCTTGGGGCGACCCGGAGAACTTCAACGCCGAGAAGGCGTGGGAGCTGATCCAGAACCTCCGCGCCGAGAAGGGCGACCCCGAGAAGGTCACGGCCCTCGAGACCCAGGTCACCGAGCACCAGACGGCCCAGCAGGCCCAGATGGATGCTCTGGCCAAGGCGCTCGGCCTCAAGCCGGACGACACGCCTCCCGACCCCGCCGTGCTGGCCGAGGAGATCACGGCCGAGCAGGGCAAGACTGCGGAGGCAACCACGCGAGCCGAGACCGCCGAGCGCAAGCTGGCGGTCTTCCTGGCTGCTGGCGAACATGCCGCCAACCCGCTCGCTCTGATCGACTCGCAGTCGTTTATGACGTCCATCAAGGACGTCGACCTGGCCGACGCCGCCAAGCTCGGCGAGGCGATCAAGGAAGCGGTCGAGAAGAACGGCCACTTCAAGATCACCCCCGGCACCCCGCCACTGAATGGCGGGCCCCGACCTCCGGCACTCACGAGAGCCGGATCGCTCGAAGAGGCAATCGCAGCGCGCTTCTCGAGCAACACCCACTGACCCGTAGCCGATACGGGCAGAGCTATGAAGGAGTATCGCAATGCCCGTTTCCCTCGCCCAGGCGAAGCTCAACGCCACGGACGACATCGACGTCCAGATCATCGATGAGTACGTCAAGAGCAACGACGTCCTGAACCGGCTCACCTTTGACGACGTCGTCTCTGGTGCTGGCAATGGCGCCACGCTCACCTACGGCTACACCCGACAGATCACGCAGCGCGCCGCCGCGTTCCGCGCGATCAACGCCGAGTACACGCCCACCGAGGCCACCAAGGCCAGGTACACCGTGGACCTCAAGCCGCTCGGTGGCTCGTTCCAGATCGACCGCGTGCTCGACCGGGTCGCCGCTCAGGCGGAGACCGCGTTCCAGATGCGCGAGGTCATCAAGGCGTCCTCGGCCAAGTTCAATGACGCGTTCTTCAACGGCGACACCGCCGTGGATGCCAACGGCTTCGACGGCCTGTCGAAGCTGCTCACCGGCACCACGACCGAGTACCTGCCGCTGTCCAACGGCGTCACCCTCGGCTACGTCGACTGGACGGCCGTGAATACCCAGGCGCTCGCCTTCGCGCAGATCGCGCACATCGACGCCTGGCTCTCGCTGCTGGACGGCCGCCCGGACGCGATCTACCTGCCCCGCAAGGCCAAGGCGCTGTTCAAGACCCTGGCCTCGTTCGCCGGCCAGTACAGCGTCGAGCGGAACGACGTGGGCGCGATGGTCGACACCTACAACGGGATCCCGCTCATCGACCCGGGCACTATCTCCGGTGCGGCCACCGATGTTCTGGCGCTCGCCACCCGCGACACCGACGCCGGCGGGGCCGGTGGCAACATCACCAACCTCGCCGACATCTACGCTGTGCGGTTCGGCCTCGACGGTGTCCACGGCGTCTCGATGTCCAACAGCCCGCTGGTGGACTCCTGGCTTCCCGACTTCTCCACCGCTGGCGCGGTGAAGACCGGTGAGGTCGAGATGGGGCCGCTGGCCGTGGTGGTCAAGCGCACCAAGTCCGCTGCCGTCCTCCGGAACGTCAAGGTCGGCTGATCCGCTTCTCATCGACCGGGAGGCCGAGCATGAAGATCCACAGCCCCGCTGCGGGCTACACGGGAACGGACCGGTACGGCGAGACCGTGCTGGATTTCAAGGACGGAGTCGCCGAGCACATGGGCGACCTCCCGCCCGGCATCCGCCAGTACCTGCTCGGTGCCGGTTACGGGATCGGTTCGGCCAAGGCCACCGCGCCCGAGCCGGCACCGGAGCCGGCTGATCCGCGCGACATCGGTGACGGGACCGGCGTCGAGCCGTTGGGGACGCAGCTGCGCGACGCAGCCGTGGATCCGCGGTCGGAGGACTTCCTGGCGCCGATCAATGCCGGGGAGGCCAACCCACACGGCTCGCAGGTGGTCTCTCCGGAGATCCACGCGTCCGGGCCGGCGGGGATCGTGCCGGGCAACGTGTTCGTTGAGGACCCCGAGAAGCAGGAGAAGCGCGAGAAGGACTTCGCGCAGGCTCGCCTCATCGAGCAGGTGAACGCCGGCGACGCCGTCGCAGATGCGGTTCCGGACGTCGACGGGCTGTCCGACCCCGGCTCCGTGCAGCAGGGAGTCGAGGCGGCCAAGGAGGTGGCCAAGCAGGAGAAGGCCGAGTCCGCGGACGAGCCTGCTCCAGCCAAGAAGGCCGCCGCCAAGAAGACGACGGCCAAGAAGGCCGCCGCCAAGAAGTCCTGACGGGAGGGTGCGGTCGTGACCGTTGCAGTGATTGACATCCAGACGGCTCTCGGCCGCGCCCTGACCGACACCGAGACCGCCCAGGCGACCCAGTGGATCACCGATGCGCAGATGCTCATCGAGGTCCGACTGGGCGACCTGGCGGAGCTGAACCAGACGGCGCTCGACTATGTGGTCCGCGAGGCCGTGGTGGCCCGCTTCCGCAACCCGGACGGCTACCAGTCCGAGACGATCGACGACTACACCTACCGTCACGCCACCGAGACGCGGCGGATCACGATCCTGCCGGAGTGGTGGGAGCTGCTGAGCCCCGCCGCTACGGCGTACACGATCAAGGTCAGTTCGCCCTTGGACGTCGCGTGAGCGTCCAGTCCGTCCTCACCGCCGGCCGTCGTGCCGCAGAGTCCCGCATGCTCGACACCTTCGACATCGGCGTCCCCACGGGCGCCTACGCGCCGAACCCGGAGACGGGCATCGACGAGCAGGTGATCGACCCGCTGTTCACCACCCCCGGGCGCGTGAAGGTCGGCGGCGGTCTCGCCACGCGTGAGGCGGAGGCCGGTGGCCGCACCGTCGTCACGGTGGCGCGCGAGCTCCACATCCCTGTCGACTCCCCCGCAGTGCCGACTGGCGCGGTGGCGGTGTGCACGGCGGTCCACTCGACGTCGGACCCGACGCTGCTGGACGCGCGGTTGGTGCTCGCCGGCCCTGCTCCCGGCTCCCAGACGACCGCCCGACGGCTCGAAGTCACGGAGGTTTTGACGTGACGATCAGTGGCGACGCCTCCGAGGTCTACAGGCTGGCGGCGGACCTCTCGCAGGTCGGCGCCAGGTCGGTCCCCGCCATGCGTGGCGTGATGGCCGAGGTGGGCGACGCCTTCGCGAAGGAGTGGCAGGCCAACGCCCGCGAGACCTCCGGCGAGCACGGCAGGCACTACCCCGACAGCATCGACTCCGAGCTGGTCTTCGACATCACGGGCATCTCCGTTGATGCCGGCCCGAACAGCGGCAAGCCGCAGGGGTCGATGGGCAAGGGCTTCGAGTTCGGCTCCCGCAACCAGCCGCCGCACCTCGACGGCCTCCGCGCTCTCGACGGCGCGCAGCTGCGGGCCGAGCGGATGGTCGACTCAGCGATCGGCCACCTGTTCGGATGACTACCACCGCTGACCTCGTGACGCTGCGTGGCGGCTCCGCTGCCCGGGTCTACCCGGTCGGCGCCGTGCCCGCCTCGCCGACCTACCCCTACGTGGTGGTCGGCTACGCGCCGAACGTCCCCCTCGTCCGCTCGCTGGATGGGTCGGGCGACCCGGTGGGGCGGTTCACCGTCCAGCACTTCGGTCGCTCGGCGGCCTCGGTGGAGGCGGAGGCGGCGGAGTCGTTCGCGCTCTTCGACGGCGGCGAGGTCGACGGCGAGGTCTGCGAGCAGGAGATGGCCACCCCGATCTACCGCGACCCCGACGACGCCGGGGTCCTGTCCATCACCCACACCTACCGCTTCTGAGGGAGATCCGATGTCCGAGTTCATTCGAGTCCGCGACAAGGAGACCGGCCACCACGTCTCCATTCTCCGCGAGCAGTACGACCGCGACCCCGACGTGTGGCAAGAGCTCAAGCAGGACGCCACCTACGCCGACGGCACCCCGCTGCCAGCGAAGCACAAGACGTCCGTCTCGACCGAGGCGGCAAAGAAGACCGGCGGCCAGACGGCCGACACCGAGAAGGAGTAAGCATCATGGTCGCACCCGTCAAGCCCCGCAAGGTTCGCGCGCATGGCAAGGACTCGTGGTGGCTCGTCCCCACGGTGGCCACCCCGGGCGCTCCAAGCATCACGGAGATCAACGCCGTGACGGGCATCAACATCTCTTGCACCGTGCTCGCTGAGGGGGACAGCCTGACCGCCGAGACCGGCAAGGTGACGCTGCCCGCCTACCTGTGCGAGACCGAGCAGTTCGAGGGCAACGACACCACCACCTTCTCGATGGGTGACGTGGTCGGAGGCTTCGACCCGCAGGCCGCAGCCGTTTCCAACGACAAGAAGGCGTTCGAATTTCTGCGCAACGGTTACACCGGGTTCGCGGTGCGTCGGCAGGGGGTCACGGCCGACCAGACCGCCCCTGAGGCCACGGTGGGGCAGTTCTTCGACGTCGTCCCAGTAGAAATCGCCCGCGCGATTCCGGGCAGGTCGGGAAACGATTCGTCGGCGATCTACACGTTCAGTGCCGCGGTCTCGGTGACGGGTTCACCGTCGCTCAACGTCGCCGCCGTCGCCTGACCTGACTGACCCCCGGCTGCGCTGACGAGACGCGGCCGGGGGTCTCTCGTCACCTCTCGTCAGGAGCACCGATGGCACAGACGATCACTCGCACGTTCCCCGACGGCGACTACCCGAGCCGGCTCAACCTGGCCTACGCCGCCTACCAGGCGGCGTGCCAGGATGAGCAGAAGAACGGCCCGCCGTCGGACCTGCTGGCTGGCGAGCAGTCGCCAGCGGACCAACTGGCGGCGGAGTACCAGGCCCTCAAGGCCGAGGCCGAGGCCGACGCAGCAGAGAAGCGCCGCGTGGTCACGCTGCGGGCGGTGGGGCGCCAGGTGTGGCGAGACCTCAAGAAGAAGCACCCGCCCCGTACCGAGGGCGACGAGGACACCGTGAAGGGTGACCGTCGCGCCACCGTGAACACCGACACGGTCGAGGACGACCTGGTGCACGTCTCGGTGGTCGAGCCGAAGTTCACCTCTCGAGCGGCGTTCGACGAGTGGGCCGACGACCTGTCCGAGGGCGAGTTCCAGATCCTCGTGCAGACCGCGTGGGAACTGGTGAACGTGGCGCAGTTCGACCCAAAATCGCTGCCGCCGTCGCAGATCCGGAGCGTCGGCGAGAACTGACTGTCGCGAAGGAGTGGGGCTACCTGCTCCACCAGTGGGACGCCCTACCCTCCGACGACCGGGACCTGCTGCTGGCGCACTACGAGCTGGTGTGCCCACGCTGCGGGAACCTCCGCTCGGTCTGCTCTGACCCGAACATCGACTGGCACCCGCACGAGTCGGTGTGCTGGCCCTCGGCTACGGCCGAGTGGGGTCAACGGCTGCTGGAGAAGAAGTACGCGGACGTCAAGAAGGGGGCGGGCGGTGCGCTGCACCCGCTCGATGGCGTCAAGGTGTTCGCGGCGACCACGCCACCGGAGAACGATCCTTTCGGCTAGCCGATCGAGATGTCGTCGAGGCGAGCGGTGTCGCCCTCGAAGTGCAGCTCACACCGCACTGACCCTCGGATCATGGCGCCGAAGCCGTTCTGGGAATCCACGGTGCCGGTGACGAGCCAACCGCTTCCGGCAGGACTCGCGGACAGGTCGAACTCTGCGGTCGACGGGGACTTCAACCGGTCCTCGACGAACGACTCGCACTGAGCCTCGGCCTCGAACTCGTTGTCCGGGTCGTATGGCTCGCTGGAGCACGCCCCCAGGGCGAGTAGCGGAATCACCACGACGGCCCACTTCTCCATGCCCGCACGATACTCCGAGAGGCGGTGACCCGTGGTCGATCGCACCGTCACCTACCGGCTGCGGGCCGATCTGACCCAGTTCAAGGCGCAGATGGCGCAGGCTGGGGCGGCGACGAAGAAGGCCGCCGCCGACATGACGTCGATGGACAAGGCCGCCGTCAGGCAACGGCAGAGCCTCGCTAGCCTCGGAAGCGCGGCGGGCAAGGTCGGTCTCGTTGCTGCTGCCGGTCTCGGTGTGGCGATCGTGAAGGCCGCGGACTTCGACGCCTCGATGTCACAGGTGGAGGCCGCAACCGGTGAGGCCGCGGCGGGCATGGCCAAGCTCCGTGAGGCGGCGCTGGAGGCAGGTGCTCGAACGGCCTTCTCCGCAACGGAGGCGGCGGCAGGTATCACCGAGCTCGCCAAGGCGGGCATCTCGACCCAGGACATTCTCGCCGGGGGCCTGAGTGGGGCACTCGACCTTGCTGCTGCTGGCCAGATCGAGGTCGCCGAGGCTGCGGAGTACAGCGCGAAGGCGATGACACAGTTCTCACTCGCGGGCGACCAGGTGCCGCACGTCGCGGACCTGCTCGCTGCCGCTGCGGGCAAGGCTGTCGGCGAGGTGGGCGACTTCGGTCAGGCACTCAACCAGGTCGGCCTCGTCGCCTCGCAGACCGGGCTCTCGATCGAGGACACCGTCGGCACGTTGGCGGCGTTTTCGCAGGCGGGCCTCTCTGGCTCAGACGCCGGCACGGCCTTCAAGTCGATGTTGCAGCGCCTCCAGAACCCGCTCGGCCAGGGTGCGAAGGCGCTGGAGCAGTACGGCATCAGCGCCTACGACACGCAGGGCAACTTCGTCGGCATCACTGAGGTGGCCGGCCAACTGCAGGAGAAGTTCGCAGGCGTCGACCAGGCCACCCGTGACGCAGCGATGGCCCAAATCTTCGGCTCGGATGCCGTCCGGGCCGCGGCGGTGCTGTACCGCGAGGGTGCCGACGGCATCCAGGACTGGATCGACCAGACCAACGACTCGGGCTTCGCGGCTGAGCAGGCGGCGACCAAGCTCGACAACCTCAAGGGCGACCTCGAGGAGCTGGGCGGGGCACTGGAGACGGCGCTGATCGGCACCGGGTCGGGCTCGCAGGGGATTCTCCGCAATCTCACACAGGGCCTTACGAGCGTCATCAACAAGTACAACGAGCTCCCCTCCGCCGCGCAGACCGCCACGAGCGCGGTGCTAGCCGGGACCGCCCTGCTGGGTGGTTCGATCTGGGTGGGGTCGAAGCTGGTCCAGGGTATCGCCAGCACCCGCGTCGCCCTGACTGATCTTGGGATCACCGCCGAGGGCACACGGAAGCGGCTCTTGACTCTCAACAATGCGGCCCGTGCTGGTGCTGGACTGGCGGCGTTGGGGCTGGCGGCGACCGACCTGGACGAAGACCTCGGCGTCTCGAACACGGCGATGTACGCACTGTACGGGACGATGATCCTGCCCGGCTGGGGCACCGCTATCGGGGCCATCGTCGGCGGCATGTCGGACCTTTCGGCGGGTGCCCGCGAGTCGGCCGCGTCGATCGAGGCGTGGCAGGCGCAGATCGGCTCACTCGTCGACGCCGGCCAGCTGGTCCAGGCGGAGGAAGAGGTCGCCCGCATTCGCGAGGAGATCGCGACCTTCGAGGAAGAGCTGAGCGGTGGCTTCACGGGCGGTTTGCGGAACCTGCTGTCCTTCATGGGGCCAGAGCAGGGCTCGAAGTACACCAACCTCGGGCAGCAGCGCGAGGCGCTGGCGGGACTCGAGAAGGAGCTGGCTGACGCGGAGGCCGCGGCGCGCGCTGCCGCAGGTGGTCAGAACGCGCTCGACACTGCCACCACCAGGGCCACTCCCGCCGCCGAGCGTCACGCTGTCGCCGTGGCTGCGCAAGCGAAGGCGATGGAGGCTGCTCGTAAGGCGGCCCGCGACACGGCCACGTCGTTCTTCAACCTCGGCGACGCGATCAAGGACGGGAAGCAGTCGCTCGGCTCGTTCCTCAAGAACCTGGAGGACCAGGCGGCGGCGCTGCGGGACTTCCGCAAGAACGCCGAGCAGGCGGCGAAGCGCGGTCTCGATGAGGGCCTGATCGCGTCGCTGCGCGAGGCCGGCCCTGAGGGTGCCCGGCAGATGCGGAACTTGGCCAACGCCACGGACGCCGAGATCAAGCGGGCGAACCGCGCGTGGCAGTCGGGCCAGAAGGAGATCAACAGGTACACCAACGAGGTTTCCGGTGTTCCTACCAGCGTCTCCACCGACGTGAACGTCAACGGCGTGGACTCGGCGATCTCGAGGGTCGATGCGCTGGGGCGCGAGATCAGCAGCTTGCAGGACCGCAGCGTCACGGTGCACACGGTCTTCACCTCCAGCGGCAAGCGGTTCAAGGAGTTCGCCTCCGGTGGCTACGTCACCGGCCCCGGCACGGCCACCTCAGATTCGATCCCTGCGCGACTCTCCGATGGCGAGTTCGTGATGAAGGCCGCCGCAGTGGACCGCTACGGCCCCGACTTCATGCACAAAATCAACTCCCTGCGGTACGCCGAGGGCGGCATGGTCGGCTCGGCCCCCTCGGCATCGTCCTCACACAGCTTCTCGTTCGCCCCGGCGCTGGTTGAGATCCGTGACCCGTGGGGCGGCAGGCAGACGGTCGAGTTGAAGATGCGCCAGATCGCCCGCTCCGAGATGGCTTCGGCCGCGACGTTCGACCGGAGGCTCCAGGACCGTGACTGAGACCGTCACCAACATCCCCGACGCCTGGGTCAACGCCACGGCGGGCCGGACGGGTCAGCCCTACGGGCGCACCAACCGGGTCAACCTGCTCGACGGGTCACGGTGGGGCTACCTGTTCCCGCCGCTGCCGAAGATGGCTGGCCGCACGGCACTGGACGCGGGCCTGACCGGTATCGCCGCGGAGGACCTGGACGCCCAGACGATCACAGTGGCGCCCATCACCGAGGACTGGTCAGAAGGCCGAATCACCTACACGAACCGGCCGGCCGTGAACGGTGCGGCGTCGGTGGCTGTGGCGATTCCCGCCACTCCCGCCGGAGGGCTGGTCGACCTGTCTGGCCTGGCTCCGATCCTGCAGGCGTTCGCAGACGGCGCCGAGTGGTACGGGCTCCGGCTCGCCACCGACGCGGTCATCAATCAGGCGTTCGTTGCAAAGGACTCGGGCGAGCCGGCGTGGGAGTTCTACTACGACCTGTCCGAGAACCCGGACGTGCCGACCAACCAACGCCCCAACGGCGGCAAGATCGGCACTGCAGCCCGGATCGTGGCGTGGGACTTCCTCGACCTTGGCGGCGACTCCACCGAGCAGGCCGAGTCGCAGGTCCAGGTCGACACCCCCGCCGCTGGCGTTGAGCCCGACGAGGTCACCCCCGACTACGACTCGGGCTGGGTGGTCAACGTCGACCCGCAGTGGGACGTGCCCGCTGGCCCGACGTTCTCCACCTCGGAGGCTGCCCCGACGTACTGGCGTGTCAACGTCAAGGATGCCGACGGCAACGAGTCGGGCTGGTCGGACTGGGCAGAGTTCTGGACCGACACGAAGCCGACGCTGGTGGTCGACTCCCCGACTGGCCCGTTCGGTGACGTGACTCCGCAGGTTCTCGCGCACCTGTCCTCGGGGACCGTGAAGTCGTGGAAACTCAAGG